TTTTTTTATTATGATTTACAAATTTATTTCGGAAAATGAAGAAGTTGTGATGGAAATACAACATTTTCAAGAAATCAAACCTCATCCAGATTTTATCAATATAAACATTTCTAATATTGATGAAAGTTGTTCAATCAATTTAGATAAAAAAGAGTTGTATAAATTGATTGGTGCTTTACATATTATTCATAAAGAAATGATTTAGTTATGGCAAAGGAATTACCCTATTTTAAATTTGAGCCTTCCGAATGGGAAAACGGAAATATTCAAATGTGTACACGCGAAGAAAAAGGATTGTTTATTGATTTGTGCGCTTTATATTGGTCAAGACTTGGTGACGTTCCGTTAAAACTTGCTATTCAAAAATTATGCGGTGGCAATGCGACCGCATTTGATTCGCTTATTGATTCGCATTTATTTCGCATACAAGACGAATCAATTTACATTGAATTTTTAGAAGAACAACTTCAAGAATTTGAAAATTTGAGTAATCAAAACAAGAAAAATGCACTTTTGGGTTGGGAAAAACGTAGAGAAACAAAGGGTTTAAGCGACCGCAATGCGACCGCATTAATTTCGCAATGCGAAAACGATGCCATAAGAGAAGAGAAGAAAAGAGAAGATAAGAGAAAAGAAGAAAAGAAGAAAATAAATAAAAAAGAAAATTTTCAAATTCCTTCTTTAAATGAATTCTTTTTGTATGCTCAATCAATTCCTGAATTTAAAAATGACTTCGAACAACTTAAATTTTCAATTCAATCAAAATATGAAACTTGGGTTTCTGACGAATGGAAAGACGGACACGGAGTTAAAATAAAAAATTGGAAAACAAAACTGAAAAACACATTGCCATATTTAAAAAAAGTGAATAATGCAAACACACAACAACCAATTAGCAACGAAGAACGAAGAAGAAGTTATATTGAAAGAGTTCTTCACGGAAATAATGAACCAATTGACAGCCAAAGGTCACACAATGGCGAGGATAACAGCGCCTTTGATGTTGTCGAAATCGTCGAAAGTTGAAGAATCGCGTGAAGAATGCATTCGAATATTGATTTCCAGTTGTGAAATTCTGTTCGGTCTTCGCGCTGAAAATCTTTCACCTGAACTTTGGAACATTTCATTTGCGTCGATTTGCGAACGTTTCGTCGGTATAACGATAACAGACATTCAAAACGCTTTCAGATACGCTGTAATCGAAAAAAAAGCGTATCAAACGCTAACGCGTGACGAATTACTTGAACCGATTTCACAATATTGGAAAAACAAGGTCATTTTGTTGAATGAAATTGACGCTATTCGACGTAAAAATGAACAAGAATTGAACTCGATCCGGTTGGAACAACAATTTCGCGAAGAATCAAAGAAAATTTATTTGGAATCGTTAACCGTCGGAAGCTGGAAAGGTGACGAATTTCAGGCTGACGCAATTGCTCGGAACTTTGCCGAATGTTTTTCGCAAGAAGATAAAAATGAATTCATGAGTTTGGCGAAAATGGAATTCGCACGACGAAAAAAAGCCGCTGAAGGCAATCAATTTGAACTTGTTCCGAGTTGGCAAAAGATTTTTTCGCGCATTTACGTTGAAAATTGTATTCAGAAACGGATCAAATTCATTGTCGTATGAAAAAAAGTAAAGAAATTAATTGTAATTAATTAAAAAGAATTATCTTTGCTGAAACAATTAACACAAAACAAAATGAATTCAATGACACTTCAAGAACTCAAAGTTTGGCTTTCAACGAACAAAAATCTGTTGAAAGGTCTGAACATTCGCGTTACGACAGCAAGAACGTCAACGCCATTCAACACGCTTAAGGCTTTTGGTGAATATATTCTTCGCCTTGAAAAAGAAAATTACACCAGCGCGAGAATAGGCGGTTTTCATTACGCGAAAAACCCTTTTCAGCAATCATTCAATAATGACCATATTGAAAAGCTTTCAGCTGGAAACATTTCGGGAATTGAAATTTCTGTCGGCGGCGGTTTGACAAAATCACAAGCGTCAAATCTTGCACGTCACAAGACACAAAAACTTCGAAACAGATAATCAAAATTTTTAATAACCAAAAATCACACAAATGTCAAATTTAACAATCAAATCAATCTTTGAAAAAGACGCGGTGAAATCCAAGATGAACGAACTTCTTGGAAGCCGCGCGAGTGGATTCGTAACTTCAGTTCTTCAAGTTACGTCGAACAATGCGCTTTTATCTAAAGCCGAACCAATGTCGGTATACAACGCCGCAATGACAGCCGCCGCGCTTGACCTTCCAATAAACCAAAATCTTGGTTTTGCTTGGATCGTTCCGTACAAAGGTCAAGCCCAGTTTCAAATGGGTTGGAAAGGGTACGTTCAACTTGCTCAAAGAACTGGTCAATACAGCCGGATCAACGTCGTGAAAGTTTACGAAAACCAGTTCAAAGGGTTCAGCGCATTACATGAAGAACTTGACGCTGACTTTAATCTTGCGCCTGAAGGTCAGGTTGTCGGTTATGCGGCTTACTTTAAATTGATAAACGGATTCGAAAAAACGACTTACTGGTCAAAAGACCAAGCCGCCGAACATGGAAAACGTTTTTCTCAAACATTTAACAACGGTCCTTGGAAGTCAGATTTTGACGCAATGGCAATGAAATCTTTATTGAAACACACGCTTTCGAAATGGGGTATTTTATCAATTGAAATTCAGAAAGCAAACATTGCTGACCAAGCTGTGATTAATGACTTTGAAACGAATGACGTTGACTACGTTGACGCTGGTGAAGCTTTGCCAACAATGTCAATTTCTGAACTTGAAAAAGCACAATCTGAAATAAAAGCTGGAAATACAACCGTCGAAAATATTTCAATGATTTTTGACCTGACTGGCGAACAACTTAATGAACTTGAAAATGAAAACTAAAAAATTTCGCTGTTCTTCCTTTGGTCGTTTAATGACTGGCGCGGTGCTTCCAACCGCGTCACGTCTGACCGAAGCGCAACAAAAAGAACTTTCAACACTATTGGAAAAAATAAAGCTGACGGATATTCAAGCTAAAAAACGCGACGAATTGATTTCAAAGCGTGACACGCCAGTTGTTCCGAAACTTTCTGAAGGTGCGAAAACATATATTGAAGAAGAATTTTTGAAAGACCGTTTTGATTACGGTTTCAGATTCACAAATCGATTCGTTGAAAAAGGAAAGGAAGTTGAAGAACGTTCGATCCGGCAAGTGGGCGCGTTTCTCGGTTATCCGTTTGCAACAAAAGCGCCTGAAAAATATCTTGAAAACGATTTCATTTGTTCTTCGGGTTACGATTGGAAAGTAAAGAAATTTGTTTTCGACCAAAAAAACGTGTGGTCACCGTCAGGATTGAAGCTTTTTGAAAACGACAAAGATATCGCGGTTTATGAATGGCAAGTTCGCGGTTACGCAATGCTAATCAATGAACTTGAAAACGGATCAATTGAAGCTGGTGCGGTCATTCGAACTTTAATGAATCCTTCAGCTGAACTAATTTTCAAACAAGCACGTCTTCTTTGGGTTGAAGCTGGGAATAATTACAACGACGAAATACCTGAATCTTTTCTTCTTGAAGTTGAAAAGGAATTCGATTTCGAAGGTAAGTTTCCAAACATTTCCGACAGAATGAAAATTCACCGAGTTGAATGCACACAAGAACACTTTGATTTGATTAAGGTATACGTCAAACTCGCGCAAGATTATTACAATTCGCTTGAATCAATCTGTTCGAATGTCAACGATAATGCAATAAATTTCTTCAGAAATGAGAATTAACGAACAAACCAAACTTGAAAAAGACTTCATTGAACGCGTCAACAAATTTTCGGCGCGTTCAGGAATGTCACCAGCTTCTTTAATGCGAGAAATCGGAAACATGAATTCGAAAAAATTCAAAGATTTTCTTGAAGGATCCGGATCAATCAATTCCCGAACAATGGGTTTAATCACTGAAATAATTGACAACCATGAAAAAAAGAAGTCACCGAAAAGAAAATGATTTTCTTCATTTGAGTTACCGACGTTTTCGAAGGTCCACAGACTGGGTTCGGAAATGGATATTTTCAGCCGACGTTCATTTTCCGCATTATCAATTTGAACGATTAAACCCTGAAGAATGAAATTAGCATTCAAAATAATTATTCACGCCCTCGCAATTTTTGGCGTGTTGCATTTAATATTTAACACTTAAAAAAATGAAAACAGCAATTGAAGAATTTACTTTAGCCCTAATTAGAGCAAAGGCAATTAAACCAAGCGCAACAAAAGATTTTGTAAAAGCAAATACAAAAGCGCTGGAAATGGAAAAACAACAAGCGCAAAAATATGCGGAATTTTCAATTCATTGCGATAGGAATGATTTTCCAATATTAGAATTTGACGCATACATGAATTTAGAAACCTTTAAATCAGAGTAAGATGAAAGTAGAAATCAAAGCAAGTATAACAGTAAGTGGTGAATACGGAAGTAAATTTTTGACAATTAAAATAACTGAAGAGGATTTAATTGAACTGGCTAAAAAGAAAGCACTTGAAAATTTTGAGCCATCGTATTACGATAAGGCTGAATATGAAGAAATGGAAATAACTACTAACCTTTAAACCAGAGTAAGATGACACCGAAAGAAAAAGCAATAGAATTGGTAGAAAAAATGACATTTAGTTGTCATGAGTGTGATACTCAATGGAAAGCCAAACAATGCGCCTTAATTGCAGTTGATGAGATATTATTTGCCATTCAAGATTTAGAGTGCGAAAATGTTAATTGGGATTATTGGCAAGAAGTTAAACAAGAAATAGAAAACCTTTAAATCAGAGTAAGATGATAAACGAAAATTTAGAATTTGGAAAAACGTATCTTTTATTCAGAGATGGTCAGTTTATTGGTGAAGCAGTTTGGACAAATGACAAGAACATAGGTCATTCGTTTATTGGTCAAGAAGAACAAAACGGACAAATTGTTAATGTAGTTTATATTGCCGATGAATGGATTGAAAAAGCTGAAAATTATTAATTATGAGAATCGCAATAGGTTTGTCAATAGCAAATAAAAACAGAGTGAAGTTATTTGAATCGAATAATTATCACGGAAACGCTTTTCGAAGAAAACTCGAATGGAAGGCAAGAAGACCTGACCATTGGGAAGTATTGCACGAATTACAAAAACAACATTTTAAAACGCTAACGGAATGAAAAAAATAATATTTGAACTTTTGTTCTTCACCTTTTGGTGTTTTGTCTTCATTATTTTGATGTTTAAATTGATTCGAAGCTGTGAAAAAGAACACAGAAAACTTGAACTTCAATCAAACCGAAAAACTCAAAAAACTCAAATTGAACACAAAAAGTTTAAATTTGAAGAACCGAATGATTGGTTTGAAGACAAATCAATCAGTCAACGAAAACTTGAAACAATTGACAGAATTTTTGAATTTAAACCCATTGATTAAATTGTTAATCGGTACGGCAATCGTTTTCTTCGCGTTAATGATTGCCGTAATATTATTTTTTTTACCCCCAAACGACGACAGAAAATGATTATCAAAGAAATATTTGCAACGTTCGCGCTTTTGATTCTTTACGCATTGTATCGAATCAGTCACTTTTTTATTCTCACAAGACGAATTGACACCTTCACAGACTGGATCAACACAGACCGACGCGACGACTTCGGTGTCATGTTGTTCTTTGTCATTTCCTTTTTCCTAATTTTGTTCTTCGGGTTCTTTATTACGCTTTTAATTTACGTCGGAATCTTTGCTTTAAATTTGCTTTTCGTGTTCATTAAGAGCGTCACAAAGCTTTGATTATTCAAAAAATTTCAATCATGGACAAACGACAAAACAACGGCGGTGCGCGTGAAAATGCTGGAAGAAAAAGAAAGAGTGACGAACAAGCACTTGTTGAACGATTAACGCCATTCGACGACACAGCTTTTGAAGCATTAAAAGACAATCTTCAAGCTGGTGAAAAATGGGCGGTTGAATTGTTCTTCAAATACCGTTTCGGAATGCCGCGTCAAATGCTTGACGTAACCAGCAACGGCAACGATATCACAGCGCCTTTAATTTCATTCAAGAAATTCAATCCAAATGCCGAATGAAATCGAAATCAGTCACAAGTTTGAACCTTTATTTGACCTTCTTGACGATAATTCTTTTCACGAAGTCGATACGATTGTATTAACTGGCGGTCGTGCTTCAAGTAAGTCTTTCAACGTTGCGCTGTTAACTTTAATCGGTGTCGTTGAAAAAGGTTGGAAAGTATTGTATAGTCGCTTCACAAATACGTCAATCGGTGATTCAATCAAATCTGAAGTCAGTGATAAAATTGAATTGCTCGGTTACGAAAACAAAATTGTCGATAATCAATACAGAATCGATTCACGCGTTTCAGACGGTTCTATTTCATTCAAGGGTATCAAAACTGGCTCAAAAGGTCAAACAGCAAATTTGAAATCATTGTCGGGTTTCAATTGTTTTGTCGTTGATGAAGCTGAAGAAATTCCAAGTTATGAAACTTTCAAGAAAGTCTTTTATTCAATTCGTTCGGTCCACAAAAGGAACATTTCAATTCTTATTCTCAACCCGACCTTAAAAACGCACTGGATATACAAGGAACTATTCAAGAAAAAAAACGTTCCTGAAGGCTTTTGCGGCGTTGTTGACAACGTTCTTTACATTCATTCAAGTTACCTTGACGTAAACCCGAAGTTCATTCCTGAAAACATTCGGCGCGATTACGAACGAATGAAAGATGAAGAACCTGAAGTTTACAAAAATGTTGTTCTTGGTGGCTGGGTAAATGAGCAAGAAGGCGCATTGTTTAAACGCTCCGAATTGAATTACTTTGATCCAGTTCAGGTTGATTGGTCTGAATCAATTGGAAAGATTGCATTCATTGACGTAGCTGACACTGGTGAAGACAATCACGCCGTTCCGATTGGTTCAATAGTAGGAAATCGAATTTACATTCAAGATGTCATTTTTACCAAATTAGGAACTGACGTAAATGTTGACTTGACAGCTTCATTTTTAAATGAACACAAACCCGAATTCGTTCGGATCGAATCAAACTTCGGCGGTAATATGTATCTTTCTTTGCTCCAGCCAAAAGTACAAGACGACATTACGCTTCTTGCAATTAGGGCAACGACGAACAAAATTGGTCGTATTATCCAGCTTTCAGGTTTTATGAAAAAATATTGCTATTTCCGAAACGATATTGAAATCGGTTCAGATTACGATAAATTTCTTGAAAACATATTTGAATTTACGGCTGACGGAAAAGCACCGCACGACGACGCTCCTGACGCGCTTGAAGGTCTTTGTTCAATGGCGCGTTCGTTTCACCCCTATTTGTGGCAAGAATGACAAAAAAAAGCGCAATGTTCTTGCGCCAAAAAACCGAAAGAATCACCAAACTTTCATTTTTTAGTTTCGAATCAAAGATTCACAATTTGTTTCAAGTCTTCTATTGAATAAGCACCAAGTTCAGAAAGCGTTTTCATTGCGTTCGCTTTCTTTTCAAGAACTTCAGCTTTTTCTTTTTCGTTTTCCTGAAGAACTGAAATGTGAGAATAATCGAGTTCCAACCATTCGCCTTTTTCAATCAATTTGAATAGCTGTGAGCGGTTCATTGCGAGTTCTTCGGCTTCAGGAATGATTGTTGACTGGTATGCTTGTTTGATTCCTTCAGCAAGGTTTTCGTAAGTTGAACCAGTCTGACGCGAAAAAATGTTTGCATTCAATCCGTATGCGTCAATTATCGTTAAAAAGTCGTCGTTAACTTCTTCGAACAGCATTAAGTCTTTGGTCGGGAAAGTCATCGGTTGCCAGTTTAACGACGTGTTTGTCATTATCGTGTGCATTTGACCTTCTTCAATTCCGTAAAGACGTTGGTATTCGTCGTTCAATCTTTGACGTTCTTTTTCTGTCAATGGAATTGATCCTGACTGGTCTTTAGATTGATTCGATAAAATACCCAACGCACCTTTTCGGTTGATTATAACGTTTCTAAAACCATACGCGCCGCGAATGTTTGAAATAGGCATAAAAAGCGAGGTCATTGGACTTTCACCTTTTACTGGGTTCTTCGAAGATACGTATCGAGTTTGATTGATTTCGTTTGTGTTGAATTTTACACCGCTACCGTCAAGATATTCATATCCAGTAATGATTCCTTCAATTGTCGTTTGTGCATACCATTTGCCCGAAACGTTGATTTGCATTTGAGCGGCTGGTAAATTTGTCAATCCTTGTGGAAATGAAGTCGGCAAACCGCGAAGAATGTATTCGTAATTATTGCCGTAAATACATTTATTTTCGTTCCATTGACGAATGTGGTCGTTTCCATTTACTAACGGATTCGGATTTTCCAAAAGCTTCACAACTGGCGAATCAGTTATTTCAAGAACATTTCCGTATCTGTCACTTTTGTAATGCTTCCAAACACCTGAAGCGAGTAAATAACCGCGTCTTTGAATGACAGCGTAAAGCTGTGGTGTTGTTATATATACATTGTAAGCATCCCATGAATCAGGCGAAAGCCATTGTGGTTGACCAGTTAGAATTTGTGCGGTTTGTGTTCTTGGTGTTTTAGTGTAACTGAAGCCAAAAAGGGAATTTATGAGTGACAAAGGCGTGAAATCCATACAAAAAAAAATATTTGTTTCGAACAAAATTAAGTTTTTTAAGCAATAAATTTGAAAATTCTTACATTTGTCAGAATAATTTGATTATGACAAAGACCAAATTGACACCTGAACAGCTTGAAACGATTAAAGCTGTTAAGAAAAAAAAGGTTACCGATAACGAAATAGTAAAGAAATGAAATTGCCACAATTCAAAAATAAAGCTGAAGAAATCGATTACATTGTTGCCAACAAAGAAATGTTGATTGCAACAAAAAAGATGTCAAATAAGCATACAGACGCGATTCATTTCATTCCGACAATCGATAAAACAGAAACTTCAAAAGCTGTTATTTCAAGTTCAGATGATCCATTTTTTAAGAATAATGAAGAACCAATTGAAGAACCAAATCGATTGAAAGCGCGACTTGTTTTGAACACGACGCGAATAATGGATTCACATTACGACGTTCACATTGACGGTCTTTGGAATAAAACGCTGAAGGAACAACGACTTCTTTATTTGCTCCAAGAGCATGACATGAGTTTCGAAGGAATCATTTCAGACAATATCAAAACTTCGGTTGAATTGTTAGACTGGTCAAGCGTTGGAATCAAAGCCGCTGGACAAACACAAGCGTTGATTTTTGACGTTGAAATCCCTGAAGAACGTAATGAATTCATGTTCGAACAATATAAAAATGGGTACGTGAAAAATCATTCCGTTGGAATGCGTTACGTAAAAGTTGAACTTGCTGTAAACGACGAACGTTATCCTGAAGAATTCAAAATTTGGAATAAGTACATTGACCAAGTTGTCAATCGAAAAGACGCTGAAGCCGT